TAAAGCATCTGTGGCTTTCTTGCTTGAATCTTTATAAACCAGAATCTACTTTCACACAGAAAAACTTGAAAGATGTTTACCTGTAGCGGAAACTGTTTCTTTAAGAACAATAAATTGAGGCTTTGAACCCTTGCTACGAAGCTGCAGTTTGATTCCCTTACCATCAACAGTGAGAGCAAAAATTACATTCGTATCACCATTCAAAGGAACAATAATCTTGTTCAATTTGACGTCACTAGCTTGATCATGATCGATCAAAACGATCTTTGTTCCGTCAGCTTTATAATGAGGACAAGATAGTGGATGCTTTGATACGGCAGTCAAGTATGCCATCGTAATGACATCATTAGCATGCTGTACATCAGCACAAATTCTTGTTAAAAACTCAATCGCTGGAGGAAAACTCTTATTGAAGTTGTCACTCTTGGGATTGAGCTGATCAATTGCTTGTTTAAGATTATATTCGGAGCACTTTGTAATTTCAACAAGATTTGCGATCGCGCTATGGTGAACCTTTTTAAGATTGTTGTAGATTGACTGTTTGTTCTTCTCTAAACTTGTTGATGTAGTTAAAGGCTGGCCAAGAGATTGCATCGCAACAACATTATCGAGCGAAATTGCTCCATGAGCTGCATCAGTATCGCCCTTCTTAAGACTAACACCAATTACTTCATCAAACTCAGCCAAATATTGATTAATCTGCACAACATTTTCCATCTGTTTGATTTTGCTCAATACATCAACACCCTTCTTAATAAGAAAGATGTCAGACGGATTCCATTTATCTGATGATACACGCTTCAGACCTGTTAGTTTCAAACCCTTATTCTTAATTGTGTTGAATAAAACAGACCCTCGATGGAATTCATATTGTTGATAATTTGGCACCTTCTTGGCGATTTGTCGGGCAGTGTTCAAACAAATATCATTCCAGTTATTGACATTACGTTCTAAAAATGCCAATGTTTCTTCAACAATAGTGTTTGATTCCCGTTCATCTTTACCAACATGCAATCTGGCTGTTGGTTTGTAATTTTCAAGAGGCTTAAGATCATTGTCGAGATAAAGCAACACCCCAGATTCCTGCCATGCAGTTTGAGTGGATCCGGTTGCTTCCAGATCTGTCGAACCTGTCTTGACGACCTTGATCAAATAGCCAGGATGATTTTCAGTGCGGCCAACCAGATGATAAAAACCAGGGTGATCTTTGTCAACGTTGATCACTTTGGTGTCAAACAATTTCGCTAGGCGCTCAACGTTTTCCATTGACATCTTGAGAATCGTTGCACTTTTCTTGTACCCGTTGTAATGCATGAAAACGCTTTTATTTTCAAGCTTGACTTCGGAGCCGGGTTCAACTGCATCGAGGATCTTTTCTAACGTTGATTGAAGATCCTTAGGAGCTTTATTGACTGCATCTTTGAGCGAAGTGTACTTCAATTGTAAAGCCTCTGTCAAAAAATCTAAAAAGTTGTGTGTAGAAACCATGCTATAATCTTTAAAATCCTCGCTTTAACGTTCACAAAACGACAATAATATACTTACTGAAGTTGATATGAAATTCCATGTTACTTAAACATTACTACCATTGAATCATTTGTACAAGACTTGCCCACACATATCCAATACTGCCAGCAATGAATAGAACAAAGGCATCGAGAATACAAACAATTGTTATATGAGTCCAAGCACGAAGCCACAGATGCTTTAGCTTTGTGGTAGTTCACATCTAGCCACGTTCTCTTTTTGTGCTTCATTATTTCAATTGAGTTGATCACTTGTGTAACACATACGACAATTCCTGCAATAGTAGCTAATGTAATTGCGGCAAACCATACCCAAAACATGATGATTATTTCCTCTTCTTAAAACGTGCACACAAACGTTTTCTGGCTTCAGCTCGTTGCAAATATGCCTGATGTTCACGAACAAAATAGTCACGCATAGCGATTAATGCATTGACAATTGACTTAACATTATCAATCGAGACCGTAATTGATACCTTAGTTGGGCGACAATTGTTACTACCAATCATTCCCATTCCTTCAATTGTTACCGTGTCGTCATCACTGAGGATGATAGTGATAACATCTACCCCACCATAACCATACTTGACAATTGTCTGTGTACATTTGTGATCAACAATCTTGCTCAATGCGGTACACAAACGAGTCGCTTGATTGGCGTTGATTCGATAATACACTGTATGTTTCGAACAATCAGTCATCCATACCTCAATCCCCTGTGAAGGGATTCGATGATCGAGTGTATTGACGTCTATGAATTGGTTGTTAATACATTGAACCCTTGTTCCTCGTACACCCATCACACAAACCCCACTTTAATACCAAACTGTTCAGCAACCTCAGGATGGTCAACCAACCAATAAATTACTACCCAACAAGGACCGAAGTTGTTCAGTTGGTTTGGTTTCTTGCTAGCATAAGAATGAAGCTTGTTGTCATTGTCAACCATGATCCACAAATCTTTTGGATCGTATGCACGATACCGACGTTCACAAACATCCATTGCTTCGTACATCAACTGAGCTACGTAACAAGGAGATCCAAGCTGATTAAAACTGTCATCATTATTTGGCATGATTTTAAGCTTAGGAGATTCAATACCAATTAGTTCGACGACGTGGTTGTGAATTTCAATATACCGTTCATCAGATAATACTTGTAACTTGCCGCTTACTAGTTTTGCTAGACTATGACGTTCAACTGCCTCTTCATAACCGCCGAGATCCTCAATTCCACCAACCTCAAAACTAAACATCACGATCTCCTTTGTTTGTTCATTTGATACCAATATAATACCACACATGAACGAAAAAGACAACAAAAAATCTCTGGAGATCTCCAGAGATTTTGAAATTAACGTACTGTTTTTGCCAACTGAATTGCAGTGATTGTTAATGGAATCACGATCCACACGATTTCCAACCCACATTCAATGACAATTGTTGCCGACCCAAAAGCAACGAGAACCAAAATCATCAGATTGACGATTATCGAAACGAGAACATTCAACATATTAGCGGCCTATTGCAACGAATTCATTTTCACTACCATCTTCATTCTTGAATGCATCAGCATCAACATCATTAGCTTCTACAAGCTCGATGTAACGAACTGGTTCACAGCATTCATATGAACCACCATAGTACGTTGCAACCTCAACATCCCCCGCTTGCTTCTTCAACGCTTCCAGTTGCTCAATCATCTCACTAATCTTCATGTTTGAACTCCTTTGTTCCTTCAGTATGGTTATAATACCGCGATTGAATGAAAAAGGCAACATCTTTTCATGTGCGTTTAAACCATCATACACTGTGTGAAACGTTCACAATCCCGCTGTGTGTATTCTGTCCAGCCGATGCTTATGGACGTGGTATACACGGTCTAATACGCTACTAGCAGCGTATGAACATCACTTCAACACATATCGTTGGTTGCCAGCATCGAAGTATCGGTAATACTTCAATTGATGCATGTTTTCAGCTTCAGTCATTGATTGATCATATTGTGCATTCCAGGCTGCCATGTTCTTCTTCATTGCTTTGAAACGACTGATGATCTCATTACCATTGGTCCAAAAATACCCTACATCAGTGTCAGGCAATCGTTCCCATTGATCAGTATTGGTATACATCTTTCCATTAAACAGGCTTTTGTTAACATAGCTGATTAATTGAGTATTGGGTCGCAGATGATGATATACTTTAATGATCTTTGAGAACCCCCCTACACATGTTAACCCAATCTTCGTGACAAAACGAATCAGTTCGTCAACCTTTTGATTGTCAAATCGAGCTGATCCAAAGATAGCTCCACACACCAATTGACCGTTATGTCTTGCTACAATGTACAAATTTCCACCAACAAATCCATCAATATGATTTTGTTCAAACAACAATCTTATTTCAGCAGTTGCTTTGTTGTGTACCTCAATCTGACATTTTCGAGCATATATTCTTTGGTTAAGCCCTAAAGCACTTCTAATGATCGACTTACAGATCTCTTGTTTGTGGATCCATTGGTAATCTGTGATTTGAATTAATCTAATATTAAAGGCGATTTCATCACATTTTCGTTTGTGATACAGTCGATCCTTATACAACTCACAATGCCACCTCAACCCATTGATCTCGATTGCTGCATTATGAGATTGGATGAAAATATCGACCTCTCGCTTGTCATCATACAACCCAACATAATTGGTATCATACGACACTGATAATGAATCTAGGTACCGACGTACGTCAACCTCAATCTCACTATATTGGTAACCGTGTGTAATCTCAATTTCATGCTTTCGGCAATATGCTAACACTGTGCTGAAATCACACCCAATCTCTTTTGCTATTTGTGTTGATGTCTTGTTTTGAACGACGTATTGATCATATACCCACTGACGATCGCTCAATAATGCATATACGTCATCACTGACCTTGTGCTTTGTCCATCGGTGATGAATATCGTCTCTTTGTGAATTACTAACAACCCCATACTTGTCAAGCATTGTTTGCTTTCGCTTTTCATTCGCTTGTGTATGATCTTGATTTTGTTTGGTTGTTGATATTTTTTTGGATCGATCTGGGTCTTTAGCAGCACATTGCTTGCAACAGTACTTGGATACTTTTCGGTCACTAATTGTCACAGGATTACCACAAACGATACACTTGGGACGTTCTTTAATGTACCCAGCTTTAACAAAGATTAACCGATCACCAATTTCACAGCCTAATGAATCAGTAAGCTGATTAAACGCATCCCATATGTGCTTGATATTATGGGTAATGAAGTACTTTTCATTCAAACGAGTGGAGACAATTCGATTATTCGCTCCACTGACAATCTTAATGAACCTTTCAATTATTTGTTGTTCTTCTATTTCACACATACCCAAACCACACAGCTATATTCCAAAATACAAACCCCATCAAAGCGGTCTGAATCACTACCAAAATAACAACCCAGACCTTATCTTCAGTAGTGGCGTTCTTATGCATGAAGCAACGTTTTGCCATTCCGACATTAATTATAAACAAGATGCTCACCAAAACCACAAGCGTCGCAATGAAAACGTTGAACATTTGACTAACCCTTTGTTATTTGTTGAAATATTACCCTAAAACAAATTTAAAAAGACAACAACTCTAATACATCACCTTCAGATTACCACAATCGTATAGTTTAGTCCACCCATCAGCAATCATGTTCTCATACTCAGATTTCGATGCATCAAAGTTTGAAAGAAGTTTTGCTAATCGATGCTTCTGACATGCTACTCGAGTGAGAATTTGATCACCCTTACGGTACACGTAATTCGGCTTTGTTGATGGCAATTCAGTGAAACCACTACGCATATACCCAGCCCCCGTAAAATGTGCATAATCGATGTAGCTGACGAAATGTTCAACCCCACTATGTTTGATTAGCTTGGTGAACCCGCCTCTAACCAATACTCCAGCCTTTACACAATAACGATACAATTCATAGCCGGACTTGTCATAACGACTTTTTCCCAACCCAATCACTGCAACCAATTGATCTTTATGAAACAACCCAAATCGTACACTAGATGATACTGATTTGTGAAGGTGATATTGGTTTGTGAAATTCGTGTATACACTGCTTTCAATTGGAAACACCCAACAATCACGTGCATTAATAATTTGCTCAAACAGCCCTAATTGAGTACGAATCAGATTGATTACGTGCTGTTGTTTTAATTCCCATTCCCACTGATAAATGACAATTGTCTTAAACCCGGCTCCTCGACTAGCAATAATATCATTAACGATCCCCAAGTTATTTTCATCATCAGGAACATAACGAAAAGCCACTTTACTATCAAAATCAACCCACAACCTGTCTTTAATGATAATTGCATGATTCGTGCTGCTTTGTTCCATTAACTGATTAATGTAATCAATTGGGTTTTGAATTGACTGTGATTGTTCAACTTCGATTACTTCATCATATAGTTGCCAACCACATCCCTGACATCTAATCCCTCTTCGAACAGCAGCTGCAATTGAATTACGGTTAATTCCAGTTAATCTGCTCGCTTCTGTAATGCTTTGATATATTTGTCCTGTTGTTGTATTGATAATTTGCTGCATTATTGATTCACCTTAACATAATCATCATATAACATCCACTGATACCCACCACATTTGAATACTTTTATACCTTTCTTTTTTGCATGATAGATGCTACCAAACATTAATGATCGATTTATTCCTAATGTTTGACACGCATCAGAACACGAATTGAATATTTTCTTTGTTTGCAAATTAATAACTTTTTTGGTATTATTTGGTGATCGACCTTTTAAAGATTCACTAATTCTACGTTTTGATTCTTCCGTATGTTTCTTGCCTTTAAACCGCGATGATTGCTGAGGAACAATTGATTCACTTTCCCCTTTCATGTAAACATCGTAATATTCCCACTGTTGACCTTTTACACGATATCTGCCCCAAATACCGTTGGTTACTGTGGTAATTGGATATCCATGTGCTTTATCAGCTTCTCGAGCAGTTGGAAATACTTCCATTGTTGCCAAATTAATCACCGCCCGCTTGTGGCTAGAATTCGCACCAACACATTTCCCTTTTAACGAATCACTAATCTTTTGACGAATCTCTGGATTCGCCATCTTCGCTTTTTGAATCTCTCCCTGCAGTGGTCGTGCTTGCTCACAAAGCAGTTGATATTGCTGAACGGTAAGGTTGTATTTGATTTCGTTGTTATGAAAGATGTTGGCCATGCTGTAGAATGCCATTACCATCTTTGGATCTTCAGTGTAATACAGCAAATGATGAGCAATAATATGCTCTTTGTATGTCAATTTAACTAAGTTTGTTTTTGCGTTAGTTCCACCCCAACTGCGAGGAACAATATGATGAATATGTCCTTCAACATCTCCTCTAGTTTTGTTTAACTCAATTCTGGAAGTAATGAACTTAACATATCGGTCCAAATATCGACGAGCTTTGCTTGGATTTGCAAACGAATGTTGATATAATTTTTCGTACATTGATTATATGATTAAAAATTATAATCATATTATACACCATTTTGAAATATATAACAACACGTAGGGACTAATTTTATCGGTTTAGCCCTTAATTAGAGATTTAGGGACTATTTTGCTTTAATACATCACTTAGGTGCACTGTCTTAGCCCCCATATCAATTTTCATCATTTTAGACAAAAAGAAAAGGCCTTATGAAATTAATTTCATAAGGCCTTAATTTTAAAACCCTTCAAAAGGGGATCGTTTTATAATCCCCTGTAAGACAGGCGTTTATCAGAGAGAGTTGACGATAAACTTGCGATAGTAGTAGTTAGCGCCAGCCATATCCTTGATGGAAACATCACCACCAACACCCTTCTTAGCATCGATCTGAACCTGTGGGTTGAATGCAATCCCGTAACGCGTTTTGAACCCGATTTTCGGTTGGAAAGTATTAGGATCCTGAGCGCGGATAAGTTGAAGTGGAACATATGGGCAGTAGAACATACCAGCGTCATAGGCAGACGTGCCCTTATAACCAACTACGCAATACTGGGCTTCAGACTGATTGGCGGTATATGGGTCGATAAACACCTTATACTTGCCATTAAGGATACCAGCGAAGGTAGACTGGGCTTCATCAATCTTGAGAGCGTTCTGAACAGCAGGAGCGTAATCAAGCATACCAGCCATCTGAAGAGCAGAAGCAACGTCAGAAGAGCAGATGATGAAGTTACCACGACCACGACGAGTCTTCTGAGCGATTGCATTAGCTTCACGTTCAATGCGATACATTAGACCCTTGTACTTTTCAGCAGACCAACGGCCGTCAGAGTCGATATCGAGGTCAAAGATGCCCTTACGAGCGGTACCGTTCTGGCAACCCCATTCAGCAGTAACGTAGATGTCACGAATAACTTCGCGGTTGATTTCAGCGAGAATTTCCGTAGCAAGAATGTTAGAAAGTTCAGCTTCAGCATCGAGACCATGAACAGACTTAAGGTCCTGGGCAAGTTCGAGTGTGTATTCAGCCTTAAGGATACGGGACTTAGCAACGACAGATGTCTTTTCGATAGAGAAAGCCATTTCGTTCCAATCACGAGCACCAAAAGAACCAGCCTTTTCAGCATCAGACGTCTTCATGCCATGACCAGTGGAGTACTGAGCTTCGTCAATAATTGGGTTGCTAGTCTTTTCATCAACTTCATCTTTGATAGCAGCAGCCCAGTTAGAACCTGTATGCTTGCCATCGCCAGCCCAGCCTGTCCAAGCTTCATTGTAAAGAGCTTCACCTTCATTCTTAGCGTTTGGAACACCACCCTGGCCACGATACTTGGACTTCATAGCGAAGATCAAGCCGGTTGGCTGGGTCATTGGCTGAACACCACAAACGTCGAAAGCGATCATCTGAGGCATTGCACGACGAACGAGGTTGATAAGGACTGGATCGTAGCCAGCCATATGTGGGTTAGGGTTAGCACCATAAACGGAGTCAACACCAGAAACGTTAGCAGCAGCACCGTGCATAGCACCACCAAGATCAGCAGCAGCGTCTTCACGAAGCATCTTAGGAGCGCCATTCATGGCATCAGACTTCATGGAAGCGAGCTGGTTTTCAAGGAGAGTAGCAGTTACAGCGCGACGATGAGCGTCAGCAATCTTTGGGGCAGATTCGAGATCAAGTACCTTAGCCCACTTTTCGGTAAGAATATGAGTATTTTCCATTTTGGAATATGTTTCCTTCAAACGAAGTAGTTAATTTTCAATAGTTACTTATATTTACGTACCAACAAACAGGTTAGTACTTTGATTTATTAGCTTCAAGAGCAGCAAGGAAGAACGCGACATCTGGATCAACAGATTCTTCAATCTTCTTTTCTACTGGCTTTTCAGCAGGTTCTTCTGGAACAGATTCAGTGATAATATTTTCAACACCAAGGTCGAGAGCATCATCACCAAATTCACGAAGAGATTCGGCAAGAATACGAGCACGTTCAGAGAACTGTTCGACAGAACCAGTATCACCTTCCATAAGTTCAACGAGCTTGGAACGTTCAGCATCAGACATACCTTCAGAGATCACAGCAAGAGCTGTGGCCTTCTTAGATTCTTCAATCTGATGTTCAAGATCGAACTTAGCTTCAACAGCTTCAGCAAGCTGAGCAAAAGCATCATCACGTTCGCGAGAGATTTCAGCGAGCTTAGATTCGAAATGTTCATGAGCTTCGACTGGAGCAAAGCCAAACTTAGCAAACGTTGAACGAACGCTATCGAGGATTCCTTCAGCAAGGAATACCTTGGCAGATTCTTCGATCTGCTGTTCGTGAGACTCAACATACTGCTCGGCAATGTAGTCAGCATAACTAACTAAACGATCAGTTAGTTCGTCAAGCTTTTCAGAAGCGAGCTGAGCTGCAGCTTCGTTGAGCTTTTCTTCGTGCTCTTTTTCAGCCTGTTCGCACTTTTCCTTTTCTTCTTCAATCTCACCTTCTAGTTCGGCGATCTTTTCAGACATCTTTTCCATCTCAGCAAGATATTCGCCCTTGATGGATTCAGCAATTACCTTTTTCTGTTCTTCGATCTGTTCTTCAAGCAGTTCAGCATGATGGTTAGCCATTTCCTCGGCAATGACTTCACGATGCTGTTCAAGCTGTTCGGCGAGCATTGTTTCTACCTTAGCATCAACGGCGCTCTCAAACATCTTTGAAGCTTCAGACTTAAACTGTTCAGTAAGCCCTTCACTAGACTCGAGCAACTGAGCAAATTCAGCATTAGACATTTATAAATGTTCTCCGTAAGAGATAATAAAATATTTTATGTGAATTATTTAACGCATGCTAGATTGCACGAAACATATACGTTTTTGACGAATGAAGTCAACATATTAAAATGGTTGTAAACAATCTATCGTCACGTTTCAAATTCAAACTATACTTACAAAATTTTTCAATGCGCATTTAGACGCACTGTCAATGTTACTTAGTTAAAGAATTAAGCAACTTTTCAAAAGACATCACCTGAAGCTCAGTCTTTTGTTGTTCAGTTAAACCTTTCTTGGGAACGAATTCATTATTAGTTTCGTCCCATTCCCAATCCTGAGTGCTTTCGACAAGAAGAGATACGTTTTCGGCAGTTTGGGCACTGGATAAGAAAACCAAGTCACCAGCAGTAACAAGGCGGAAGTCATTTTGGACGATATCAGCACCATTCTTACGAACGACACTACCACCAGCACGACTAGAAACGCCTAAATGGCCACCTTCTTTAAGAATCGCCTTTGCAATTCGACCACAGGGTGTATCAAGTAACTTAGCCTTAGCACGCCAAAGTCGATTATCGTTAGGGTCCTGGTAGATATCAGTGATCAAATGACTGATTCGATCAAGATTAATGCTAAGATTTTGCGGATGTTCCCATTCTCCGTATGCGCGCATCTTATCAACGTAATCGCGCTTGTACACTTCAACAGCACGTGCCATCACATCTCGGGGATAAATTCGCCCATTACGATTCTTGATCTCTGACTGAAGAAAGACCCCTTCGATATAATATTCAGGTTCTTTTCCTTCATCAGCTGATTCTGTCAGGATCTCTAACTTATTAGTTTGTTCTGATAAAAACTTCATTTTGTTATTTTGCGCGTTGTGCGCTTCTTGGTTGTTTTCTTTACTACTTGAGGATCGATGGGCATGCGATCGTTTTGTTGCTGTGGTTCACCATTGTCGTAACCATCTTTAGGGCCACGCTTTGTATCATCCTCATACACACCATAAGAAGCATATTCAGCACTATAGTTAGCAAAATTACGTTTGCGAATTCGCAGCCACAATGACATTTCACCCTCAAGAACGAACTTGATATCTTCTTTGCGATACTCGCATTCTGGTACTGCATCCTGACCTTGCATATCAAGCTGACATGTATCGCCAACGCAGAATGCCATAATTTGATGTTCTAAATCATCACCACCTCGGAACATACGACCATGACCATCTTGATTAAATCCAGACCAGTGCATATCAGTTACCAGCATATAACTGCGATCGGTAATATCTTGGAATTTATATCCAACGCCTGGAGCACAAGACTCATCATCAGGTTTGTAGCACAACATCTCTTTCGTAATAATTGCTTCACCACCTGACGAGTCGCTTTTTACCTTAATCGCAGCATCAAGCTCTGTATTTTTAAGAATTTTTACAATTGTGGCCATTATTACTTGTCCTGTTCTAAACGCTTAAAACCACAACGTTCAAATACATCATTGCGCCGTTGACGAATTTTTTCAACAATTCGCTGATCAATCATGTCTTTCATTGTTGCCTGAAATTGTTGAATATCGCTATTAATTACAGCCTTTGCTAATTTGATTTTTTCGCTGGTCATCACTGTCCCTCTTTTTAGATTCTTGTTCTGCCACAAATTGACGAAGCAGTTCAATGTCTTCTTCTTTGACAGCATCTATTAGTTGCTGGATTTCCATCACTCAATAATATCGGCAGAAATTACACATCTTATTAATGTTATTTAAACAAAGAAAAAGCCCCACAAACGGGGGCTTTCTTTGATTACATCGTGGCTTTTAGACCTGGGGTTGCTGGACGGTCAAAATCATCCTCTCCCGGATTGGGTTCAGCGGTATCATCAATTGTGTCAGTAGTATCACCTTCTTGATCAACCTCTTCAGGAGCACTATCGTTCCCACTAACAAAATCATTATATCCGTCATCACCTTCACTCTCAGAAGAGTCTTGACCAAATTGATCATCACTCTCTTGATCTCCAGCATTCACATTTTCCAACTCTGAAGCTTCACGAGCTTCATCGATTTTTTCTTGCTTCATTTGCTGCTGGATCTCCTCCCACTCTTCCTGTGTCATTTCAAGAATGTTACGAACAATGTATTCTTTGCTAAAATAAATTCCCTTAAAGCCGTCAGCAGTTTGAAGTTGCGTCATTCGCTCATTGAATACCTCAATTCGCTTCAACTCCTCAAAATAATTGTCATGTTGGTACTCAAAATAAATGCAGTTACGAATTTTTTCCCAATCACTTTGACGAATGCAATTAGTTGTGATTAGTTGAATACGCAATGCTTCTTTAAACAAAACATTGAATCGATTGCGAAGACGCTGAATAAATTTTGCAAATGCGAGTTCTTCACGAGTAACCTCATTTGGGTTACCAATCGACATTACATTGTCATTCAAAAGACGCTGACGAGGAACATTAAGACTTTGATATAGTTTCTTTTGGAAGTACTCAATATCCGCAATTTCCGAAAGATTGGACGAGCCTGGTAGTGTCTGAATTTCGGTCGCTTTGCCGCCTTCACGGCGAGGTAAGAAGAAATCTTCGCAGTTATGAACAAACACATCAGCGTCTAAAGCAAATGTGTGATATTCATTATCAACTCGCAAACACCCCACCTCACATCTATCTTCACAAACTTGTTTACCAACAACAATACAGCATTCATCACTAAGAGTTAAAAGCTGCTCACCAACAGACAGATCTTTTGCTTCAACAAAGCCACCTTTTTGCACAACAAATCTATGATCTGGAGTACATGTGACATTACAACCATTACTCAAAGTTAAGGTCATAACATCACGATTATAACCAGTAACCCCAGCCCACTGTACTTTGCCAATCGTACGATGCCCAGTGTCAGGATCATAAGAATAGACCTCAAGATCTTCTGTTTGATACAAACGAGACATCTCATCAAGAGTCAACACGCGACCATCAACCAAACGAACTTTCGTATCCATGGTGAAGCACACTGACATGTAATTACGGTTATTCTTCACTTCCCCCGTTTCAGCGTCATAAACCACTTTATTGCGGAACTTATTCATTACATTATTGACATATTGTTCCGCCTTTAAACCTGGTAGGTTACCGACGTCAACATAAAATACGCGACGTTCAGGTGCACGTGTAATTCGATAAATCACCAATGCATCTTCCATCATCTTCAACTGGTTTGCCGGTTTAATTCCTTTAAACAAATGACTGATCACTTCACCAGTGTTCGCATCAACAAGACCGCTACGAACATTAATGATACTATCCGTAGAAAGCTTAACCCCCAATGCAGCACTTTGTAATCCAGCATCATTAAAAATATAATAGCTCTTTTGACCAACGATTACATCAATACCATTACGATTTTCACGCTGGTATTCAATCACCTTTCGAATCTTACGAGGATCAATGTATTTTAAATCAACAATCCCTTTTTTTGGATTCTTTGGATCAATCATCACATAATAGTACAATCGACCATCAATATACCATCGCTTGAAAATATCATGGCAATTATCATTAAAATTCAATACATTCAACACATGATCAAAATGCTCGCGAATAGTATCTCGTAATGGATGATATTGTTTTGGAAGACCATCCAAATTCAAACTTACAGGATCACGACCCTGTTCAATAATGACAGCATCGTTAACAATTGCTTCGATTGCACCATCAACTTCTGGAAAACAAGCGACTGTACGATATTGATTGATCATCTGCGATTCGTTACGAACCACACCATCTAAATCGAATTGATACCCATAATATCCAGCGGCAGCACCATAGCTCCCACTATCAGATGAGTATACAATGCTCGCACCATCGTCACGAGGCGTAACCGGCGTGACTACAGCAGCTTGAGGAGCCTTGTCCTTTTTCTTGGAAATCTCGTAACCAAATATTTCAAATGCCATCTTCTAAAACAATTATCAATGTATATGGGCACAAAACCGACACCCTAGTAATGATTACTTAAGACATACAAAAAGAGGAAGGCTTACGTCTTCCCCACAATAGTCGTTGTCATTTAATTGGAAAATCTGACTCTAGCGCATCATCAAGCAAACGTCTGATCTTAACACGATCATTCAGATTAATCCTTTTTGCTACCAACGCATCATGAATGAATGCAATTGTCATACACAATGCACTATCTTTTGGCAGAACTTGAAGAGCAACTAGCTTCTCATGTTCATATTCATCGTCAGTAATACAAAAACCAATACGCTGAACAAAAATTTCACCAAGTTCACGATCATATACCATATGCATTTGCTCCACTCTTCTATTGTTTGTTAACCATATTATACTCAAACACCCTCAAACATACAACTGGTTGTTCAATACAGCACAAAATGATGTCCTTATGTTTTATATGAGTTCAAGCAAGAAAACCACAGATGCTATAGCATCTGTGATGCTCATAACAATAGTTTAAAACTAATGATTGTTTAATATCTTCTTTCATACACAATATTAATATTATACTCCACAAAAGAAAAGAGCCACAAATTATTTGTGGCTCTAAATTTAGGTGAACCACCATGATGCTAAAAGCATCTGTGGGGTGCACTCACAGTTGTTTTGTATCAACTCAGTTCGTTGATTCTTCAAGAAGGTCCTTACCGCCAACCTTAAAATAATCGAAAACGAAGGCTGGTTGGAACTGCTCAATCTGTTGACCTTGTTCGAAAGCTAACTCAATGGTACCCGTTTGAACTGGATAAGCACCATACAACTTATAAACACGGAGCGTGTTGTCGTTGCGATCCAGTTGTTCAATAACAATGTTAGTTTTGTACTTTGAAGGATCTGTAATACCAGCAACAACCTCAGGATCGTGGATCGCACTGACCCATTCTTCTAGAGCGGTACGAATCGCAAAATCGCTAGAGTTATAGATTGTACATGTCCACTGTTCATATTGTTTTTCACCAGCTTCGTGAATTTGTCGACCACGATACCACACTGGAATATCTTCAGTCGTATAAGAAGGAAGGCTAGCTTGACTGGTCAAAAATGTTGCAGCTGTTTTAGCAACGACACCATTGGAAACAAGACCAGCTGGAAAGTTAATATGCACACGGAACTGGTTAGCACGTGCACTAGCATTAAGCTGTGCGGCAAAATCGTAAATTGTAGTCATTTATATTTGCAAATAAATCACAACTAATTGAAATCTGTATTGGCTACTTCTTCGGCCGAGCGAGCATCCAAAGATTCAACAAGTCGTTTTGTTTAACATACATTTATAGTTTTATTTAATACTCAAGCAAGAAAACCGTAGATGCTTCAGCATCGTGGTACTTCACTTAATACATTCCCAACAAATTACAATTTAATATGGCCACCATTTGGGTGCGCCTTTTGATGTAGGGGTGCATACCATCCATATAGCAATTGTTTTGCCAATGTTTTGGCCGAAATAATCATGCACCCTTGAGTCAACTACCGTTTTAGAAGATGCTAATGCATTGGGCGTGGGGATGCACTTAAAAGCAAAATAATTCAAGTCAGGCAAACAAATCCACGTTGTGTATGGTTCGGGGTAGTTAATATTAGCATCACTATACTCGATCATCATGAAAAATGGATTGCCTACAATTGTCAATGATCGAGCACAGTAAAAATAACAAAACGGTTGTGTTGTTAAAAAGTTTTGAGCATACGATGGAGATAATGCACCAGCATCTCCATCGTATGCTTTTTTATAACCGTAACGCATATCACGACTAGTTGATGCACCAAAATCAGCAATTGTTAGTCGATAAGCTTCGTTTAATGGCGGAGGGTCTGGTGGAAATTTCTTATGCACACCAAACAAGGTTATAATGTTTTTCACTACAGCATTTAGGTGTTTCGATGAGGATTACTTTAAGTAATCCTCACTTTTCTTTCCTAAAAAACGGCACATATCATTGAGACAAAACAACAAAACGTCAAATATTTTTCCCCAATAAACGTTTTGATCAATCATCAACGAATTCACTACAAGTTGTTGCAGCGATCGATGTGTAGATGATCTCTTCACTGTGATCAACATCATCGTCTAAGATCACACACGCACCCTGCTTGTTCGCCCATGCAGCGACCTCAGCAATATTGTCTTCCAGAAGCATCATATACACAATTTCAAGATCGTTCACTTTAAGGCTCCTCACATAATTGTCAATCATCGGATTCTTCTTCCGAAAAACGCTTCGTCTTCGTTGTAATCATCAATATCCATCTTTCCATAAAATTGAAGTAGTTTTGCAGAAAGTTGTTCTTCAAACATTCTCGATGCTGCAGATCTTACCCCCTCAGGAGCAATAAAATCCAGATGTTCACGCCAAAACCCAGTCAGCAGATCAAATTGAATTTGCTGAACCCACTGATCCCGCGAACGAATAGTTCCCTCATCATCGTAATATAATGCAACTTCCTTAACAATTCTCATACGTGGCATCTTTGTTTGCTCCCTTTGTTAACTGATGAAAAAACTATACACAAATAGAGGTGAAAAGGCAACAGACAAAGGAAAAGCCCCACAAGGGGGCTTTTAAGGGACACTAGCCAATTTGGAAACAACCAACTGGATACAAACTTTGGAGTTGCTGTTCCAATTTATCAATCTCTTGAATAGCTTCTTGATACATTTCAGAACCATTCAGTGTAATTCCGCCTGGAAGTTGTACACCTTGATACTTCTTGAGATTTTGGGCATATTGTTTTTTTGCTAGTGCTAGTGCATAACCTTTAAACCACGGCTCCATCCACATCTTGGTTGCTGTTTTGGGATCAAGAGCTCGATAGCAATCAAAAATCATATAATCGCCAACACTGAGATCATATTCCCAATTACATTGTGGGTACACATACCCTTCGTATTGATTGAACTCAAAATTTGGTTTAGCTGTTAACTCCCAATTCAACAAACTAATATGTTCCATTGCTTGTTCATAATAAATCAAACTCTGACTGGTCAGGTTTTGGAAATCATTCAATCGAATTTGAAACTGAAGATCGAATAAGTTTTGGCTACTCATTGCCTGACTGAATGGAATAATTCGAACCACTCCAAGAATCCAATCTGGCATCTTGATTCGCTGCTCGTCAACGATCCCTTTAATTTGATAATCTGGTCCTGATTGTAGCGTATATTGCTTACCATCAATATCAACAGTTTCACCAGCAATAAAATCACGATCACGAATTCCAGCACAACAAATAATCCCACCACCCGATTGTGTACGACCATCTAGATGATAATTTGTACAAATTCTAGCCGTAGCACCACTAGTCAGACCTTTAATATTACCGCCACAATCAAAAGTTGCCTTAGGATCAGTAATTTTTAACATTGAAGGCGTGATGATTTGTTTAAGGAACATTCGCATACTACCTTCAAAGTGATAATTGCTCCAGTAAGCCAAAGCATCATCAATACAGCTTTCAAGTTGACTGTCCGTAATATTAACCTTGACTAAAGGTTCTCCAAGATGCTCGAGAATATATCTTTTAAATTGTTCACGTGAACGAATAATTGCCATCGGTTGCTATGAAATCTTCACAAAATCGCCACAATACTTATTCAATTCCTACATCACATCTTGCATCATTTAAGTATGATACACAAAAGTGAAATACTCTCTCTCAATGACACAAATTCTAATCAAGCGAACAGGTACAGCGGGACAAGTTCCTGAAGCAAGTAAGTTGGTACAAGGCGAGCTGTGCTTAAATTATGGTGATGGCCGAGTGTTTTTCAAAAATGGATCCAATACAGTTCAAGATATTGGTTATATTAAAACAAAAGGTGATGTTGGTAAAATTAACCCATATTCAACAACTCATAAAGTAACCTCATTAACAGTTAATCAAAATACCCCCGACGAATGTGTCGCTAGTGGTGCAGTAACTGTTAGTAATGGACCGACCGGTAAAAGCTACACAAAAGTGATCAAATGTACTGCAGCAAGTCCATCGGTAACGTTAGGCACCAACTGGAAGTGGCAAAATGGGTCGGCACCAGAATTGAAACAGAATGGTTTCTTGGTTGTGTGTTGGGTCGATAATTCAGGTTTAGCAATCTTTAATGAACTACCCTTGACTTAAGTCAATGGCTTCGTGCTTCATAGACAACCC